CTGCTGCAGGGCGTGCAGCGCGTCGATGCGCGCCTGAACGCTGCCGCCGCCGCTCTCGCCGGCGCCGGCCAGCGGCGGGTCCTCGCCCATGCCGCGGCCGATGGCGGCGAAGGCGCGCAGGAAGGCCGGGTGGTCGCCCAGCTTCACGCCCCCGGCCTCGTGGCTCTCCAGGAACTCGGTGAAAGCCTCGTCACCGAAAGACCGCACCGCGCGCTGGGCCAGGGCAGCGTTGCGGTCGTGCTCGCCGCCCCATTCGCGGCGCAGCCCGGCCTCCGCTTCCTGGCGGCGTTCGGCCGCCGCCTGCGTCTGCTGCGTCAGGCTCTCGCCGACCTGGCCGTAGTACCAGTCCAGCGCCTGCTGCACCACAGCAGGCGGCGCGCCGGCGCTGTGCATGACCTTCAGGAAATCCTGCTGCAGGGCCGCCGTCGCCGGATCGTCGCGCAGCGCCTCGGGCAGGCCCTCCGGCAGCGCCACCTCGTAGCCCTCAGGCGTCTCCGGCACGCCGAGCTGGCGGTGGTAGGCGGCGATCTCCTCGGCACCCGCGTCACTGCCCGGCTTCACCACCGAGCGGCCGAGACGGCTCTGCAGCGCGGCGTAGGACTTCACCACCTCGACCGGCGAGGTGAACTTCTCGGCGACGCGGCGCAGGCCGGGCTCCTCGATGGCATCGCGCCAGTCCGGCGCCGCCTCGCCCGTTTCTGCTGTCGATGTCTCCGGCGTCGCTGGCGTGTCGCTCATATCGCGTTGTCCTCCTGTTGCGTCTGCGTGTCTTCCGGCGGCCCCGGCTCGGCGTTCAGCACCATGAAGAGCTTCAGGCCGATGTTGCGCTCGCCGTCGCGGCGGTAGGTCTCGTGGGGATCCCCCGGCACGCTCACCGGGCGGAACAGGCGGCACCACTCCAGCAGCTGCCACAGCACGCGGCGCCCCTGCTGCGGCGTCGAGTCGCCGAAGAACACGGCGCGGAAATCACGAGCGCGGTCCTGCGGCCTGTAGCGCTCGCCCAAAGACGCCCGCCGCAGATCGTCGAAGAAGGCTTCCGGATCGGGCGCGGCCTTCCGCCGCCAGCCGATCACGACGCCAGCACCGCGCCGGCCAGGCGCACCGCGCGCCGTGCATCCATCTCCTCCTGCGCGCGCAGCCAGCGCTGCGGCAGGCCGAAGATCTCCGGCGTGTCGCGGGCGATGGCGTCGCCGTCGAAGTTGTCCATGATCGCCGGGTCGGCCTCCACGAAGGGCGCCAGCAGCTCCACCGAGCGCGCCGCGCCCGCCGCCTCGATCTGCCGCCGCGCCTGCTCCACCGGGCTGGCGTAGTCGAAGCCGACCTCCCGCCCGCGCAGAACCTCGGGCGGCGGCGGCAATGCACCGGCGCGCAGCAGGATCTTGAACGACCGCTCCACCACCTGGCCGATGTAATCGCTCTCCAGCCGCCCGAACACCGGGCCGATGGTGCGGATGAACTCCTCCTTGCGCTCCAGCACCTCGGTCGCCGTCATCTTCGGCGCGTCGACCGGCAGCTGCAGCACGTTGCGGAAGAAGGCGGCCCAGACCTGGTCGCGCGCGTCCTGCTGCATGTCGCGGCCCAGCGGCAGGTTGAAGCCGGTCTGCAAGGGCTCGACGGGGATGCGCCCCAGGTCGCGCGCCGCCTGCATGTCGAAGGTGGTGATGCCGCCGGGGAAGGTCTTCGGCGTGCCCAGCACAGAATCGTCGCCCACCAGCAGCGGCGGGTCGACCGCCTTGTGGCCGGCCACCAGCAAGGTCTTGCCCATCTGCTGCAGGGTGTTGGCGTCGGGCAGCGCGATCATGCCCGGCGAGCGCCCGTAGAGCTCGCCGCTGGCGGTGTCCCAGCGCGGCACCGCGAAGGGGAACTCGTGGTAGCCGCCCTCGCTCACCAGGTGCTCTGATTGCAGGTCGATCACCCGCGAGGCAAAGGGCAGGTTCTTCGCATCCTGCCGGCGCGGGTCGTGGCCGGCGCGCGGCTCCACCGCCTGCAGGAAGGTGAACGCCCGGTCCACCTCCCCCGCCTTCAGCGCCTCGCGGGTGTCGCGGCCCAGGGCCGCTTCGCCGAAGCGCTCGGCCGCCTGCCGTGCGGTCAGCCGCAGGGTCACGAAGACGCCGTCGATCTCGCCCTCACCGTTCTCGCTCAGCACCACGTCCTTCAGGTGGTAGGAGCGGAACAGCAGGCGGTTCAGCGCCGGCCCCTCGCCGACGAAGAGCACGCCGGTGCCGAAGGTCACCAGGTCGTCGTCCACCTCGCCGCTGCGCTGGATGAAGCGCGCCTTGCGATCGTAGATCGCGCGGGTCAAGCGACGCTCGGCGATCTCGATCCAGCGCTTCACTTCTTCGGCCTCGCCCAAACCGTCGTCCAGCGTCTTGATCCGGAACCACTGCGCGGTCTTCGGCTTCAAGAGGCCGTCGATGGCGGCGGCGAGGCCGCGCCGCGCCAGCAGCGGCGTCCCGTCGAAGAGGTGCTGCGTCCGCCGCGCCCCGTCGCTCTGTCCGCCCGTGAAGTCCGCCCGGCGCGGCAGCATGACTTCGGCGAGCTCCTGCCAGTGGCTTTCCCAGGGGCGGCGTGCCTCCTTCAGGCGCTTGTGCCGCGCCAGCAGCTCGTCAATCTGTTGTGACATTCAAGTTCCTCGCGATCTCAGGACCAGAATGCGCTCTGGCCCATCCCTACCCTCGGTGTCGTTCCGGGGCTTGACCCTACTGGGTTCACATATCTTTGGTGCCGATTTTAAGCCCGTCATCCCGGCCAAGTGAGCGTCAGCGAACGCGAGCCGGGACCCATCGAAGTGCCAGACGCCCGGCATCGACATAGGTCCCGCGGGCGCAAGCCGCCGTCGTACTTAGCACCGCCGGGAGCCCGCGCCTGCCATGGGCCCCGGGGCGACAGCAGTGTGTGGTTCGCAATGCGAGCCAGCCGACCAGGCCGCAGGACCAGCTAAGGGTCCCCTCACCCCAGCAGCGTCGGCTGCTGCAGGCGCGGGTCGCGCAGATCGCCCAGGCCGCTGGTGAGGATCGTCGCCTGCCGTCCGCGCCGGCGTTGCGCCGCCAGCCGCTCGCGGCGCCGCGCCGCCTCGATCTCGGCGTCGTCCGGCTTGGGCGGCGGCGGCGGGGGTGGCGGCGACTTCGGTTTGGGCGGCGAGAACAGGCTTCCCATGATCGTCTTTCTCCAGGCGTCGATAGAGTTGATAGGGCGTCCAGAGCCACCAGCCGTGCAGGCCGAGGACGCGTTTTACGGTTTCCACGCAGGTGAAGGCCCAGGGCAGCCGGTAGAATCGCGCCGCATCGGCAGGCCGCGTGGCCACGACGGTGTAGCCCAGCGCCCGGTAGTGCGCCGCGAGGTCGACCGTCGCCGCCACCTCCGCGCTGACCCGCAGGCCGTCGCCGCGCGGGTCGAGCACGATCCAGGCGCGCTCGTCGTTCAGCGCGACGAAGCAGTGGCGGAAACCGGGCCGCCCGCAGAGGCGCGGCCAGAAGCCGGCACCTTGACCGTGAAAGATAACGAGGGCTTGCATGATCTCTCCCGGCACCGCCCGCGCCTCACCATTCATGCACCGCGTAGCCCGTCTCACTGCGCTCCGCGCGCGTGCGGCGTTCGCGGCGTACCGGCTCGGCGAAAGTCAGCGCCAGCGCGTCGCCGGCGTCGGGTGACAGGCCGAGCCTCGCCTTGATGCGCGCCTTGGCCTCCAGCACGGTCTGCTGGTTGCTGTTCACCTGGAAGCCCGGCGCGCAGAGGTGGCTGTGCAGCAGCGCATCGGCGGGCAGTTCGGCGCCGCCGGGATCGGCCAGCCAGTCGCGCAGCGCGCCCCAGATCTCCGCCCGCTTGTTGGCGTATTGCCGCGTGTCGCGCGCGGCGCCGCCGAAGTTCACCCCGATGAGGCGCTTGCGAAAGCCGAGCTCGACCAGGCGGTCGTAGACCGCGGCACCGAAGGACCCCATGTCGATGAAGGTCATCTCCGGCGCCAGGCGCTCGATCTCCCGCGCGATCAGCCCGGCCAGTTCCATGGTATCGGCGCAGTCGACGCCACGGTTGATGCGCCGCCCCGCCGCACGCCCCTGGCGGTCGATCAGGTGCGAGCGGTCGCCGCCGCCGCGCGCCACGTCGACACCCAGCAGCAGCGGTGCGTGGTCCTGGTCGCCGGCATCGTGGCCCTGGGCACGCACCACCAGTTCCGGACGAATGAGGGAGTTCTGCCCGCTCACCTGGAACGCCTCCTGTGCGGTTGCCGGGTATTCCTGGCGGAAGCGCCAGCTGAAGGCGTCGCCGGGCGCGCCGCTGGCCGCCGCCAGCTCGGCGTTCTTGCACCAGGCCCAGTGCGCCTGCGGCGGCGTCAGGCGGTGCAGCGCGGCGTAGTTGGCGCAGGCGTTGGTCCGCCGCCATTTC